TTCCGTTCCTTAGTTTTCCTAAGTTTTCTTCTTCTCCATTCTCGATGTCTTCTAGTACTGGTAGTAATGTTGGCGGTTCAGGGTCGCGTGGTAATTCCCCGGTGTATGTGCCTAGAACACCGAGTTCTACTCCACCCCCTCTTAGCGATATCGACGAAAAGGTCGAGCGCAAGTGGGTGTTTCAATCAAACCCTGATGATGGCCCTCGGGCTCCCCCGCAGTCCAAAGTTGATAAAGACAGTAAACCTTTCAACAATCCTGTTGACTTCCCATCTGACTATTTTGATTTAGATTTAATGGCTTTATTAGGCCAGATGCGGTTGGCCATATTGCGCTTGCAGTCTGTCGCCCCCTGGATTCACGTAACCGACCTTTCTATGGTTCGTGGTTATGGTAAGTTTGATCTCGTTCATACCATAACCTACCTTAACTCATACATGTCGGCAGTGATGAATGGCGGTGATCTCCCTGTGTTACCTAAGGGACTGCTGGTTAATTTTGGCACTACGGTTGTGGAGCCCCCAAAGTCAACTGGTCTAGGCACTCCTGTCACTACCCCCACTGTGCCAGTGGATAAAGTTCCTCCCCCTAAGCCCCCTACTCCGGTCAAACAAGTGGCCAAGCGGGCTGCCGACCCCAACTCAAAGCGCTCACAAAAGAAGGCCAAATTTAAAGAGGCCAATGTTGAGCCAGTAGTCCAACCTATAGTTGGCAACGTTGTCACAGCAGGCAAATTAGCTAAATCATTGCCTATTGTACCTGGCAATCGTTCGTTGACCTCCATGGCTCCGCCTTACACTGTGGCCCCTAATTTGCCCAGCCCTAAGGATGCCATGGAAGTTGAACAGATACTTCGCGGGATGCCTGAGGTGCCTAGTGCGCCGATTCGTCCTGATCCCACAATATCTGAGTTGGAGCGTAGGTTAGGCGTTCTTACTGTCTCTGGGGCCCCGCGTGCTAAGCGGCCCCCACCTGAACGTAAGGGCAACGCCGTTGAGGTTGACTTCCTCTTGACTGATCGTCAGAGGCAGTATCTTGAGCTTCATTACCCTGGCATTGATTTCGTGAGCAAAGATGGAGCTGACTCCACTCATACGCACCCTTTGCTTGCGCTTGAACGTCGCTGGTCTGAGAGCTGGATAATTAAGACCTATGCCAAACCTGGCATGGTAGTTGTTGATATAGGCGGCAATGCATCGCGCCACAACAACGCCCGTGACGGGGTATGGTCTTGTTGCCCTGTTTTAACTCCAGAGGACGCTGTACGCAACTCTCGTTATGTCGGTTTACCTAATTGGTGTGACCATAGGTTTGAGGATTGTCACTGTGTAGAGCCTGACTTGTACATCGCTATACATTCAATCTATTACCTTAGCCCCGAAATGGTTCTCCAAGCAGTCTCCCGAGCTTCCACCAAAACCCTTATTAGTGCACACCATATGTTTTTTAATGTGATGGGCTCTTTTGCTGATGGTGAGGCCCAGTATTCTGTAGGGCATGATATGATGGTTACCATGCACACTAATGGTAACGTCACTGATTACCGGCATGACGCTGGCGCCTGGTTGCATTCTGGCTATTATTACAATGAACGTGAAGCCATGGCCTGGGCTCCTGTTGAGAAATCGTACCCTAATACTGTCATCATGAAATTTGTGTCCGCCCCGGTTGGTTTGCCTCCTTGCACCACCGGTTATCGGGGATTTGTTCCGACATTAGTCGACAATGCCTACTATGGCCCTATGCCGTTAGGAGGTGTTGTTGGTTCTTCAGATCGCGATAAGTCAGCCTTGGCTATGTACCAAATTTTTGATAGGTGTATGTTTGTGTCTTGGGGTGGTTTAGTTATGGCAATAACGAAAGTTGATAAAGCCATAGCGGTCATCCCTAAGACAGTTATTCATGACGCCGCATTGATGATGGTGGGCAAGCGCCGTGACGAAGTCACATTTTCCACTCTATGCGCCCAGGTCAGGCAGTCCTTCCGTAAGTTAAACTTCCCCGATGGTGAGTCCGCTCAAGCGTGCACTATAGCCGTAGCTTTGGGCTTTGTCCAAAACCTTGGCTTTGAGATGGAAGTTTTCCAATCGGTTTTGGCTCCGCAGGTTTCAAACTTTAACTTGTTTACTTCTATGCTAAATTTCAAGTTTCCAGTTCGAGTTTCGGCCTCTGTATTTCATTTTAGCGGAGCTGCTTTATTGGGGATTGCCTTGGCAAGGCGCATGGCGTGGTCTTGGAAGGGGGTTGTGTCTTGTATTGGATCTTGTCTGTGTTTAGTACCATTTTTGTCGAAAATGATTACCACTGTGAATGCCACCACGGTTCCGACTGCGTCTCTACATACTGATGTGTCACGCAGGTTTCTTTACGGTTCCGTTCTTAAAATCATCTTTACCTGGTTCTACAAGCTTTTTTGTGGCCGTAGATCTAGTGCTTTACATGATGCCGTGGCTTCTAACAATGTTGACAATTTTGGTTTCTCTCTTCCCAGTGGCGGCGTGTATCCTCTTAATGGTATAATTCAACGTAGCTCTATTGAGGTTGATTTGCCACTTCGACCGTTGCAAACGCCCTATCCAGTTGGGTCCATGGCCGATAGGGCCTTAAGGCCGTCGGTCAGCTTGTGCTCTGACCCGGTGGATAGTGGGTCTAAAGAGAGAGCCATGTCTGGTGTTGGTATTGTTATTCCTAACTGTATACCCGTTGTTCACGCTTCTTCAGCCAACAATGAGTTATTAGCTTTCCACAATCGAGCAGCAGTTATACCTCACCCTCTTGTCATGCCTGTTGTTTTCGACTTTATTAATTTCGTTTATAATAACATGGACATATTGTTTCCTAATATGTCCGCTCACCCAGTTACTTACGACTTTGAGTCCTGGAATAGTCGATTTCCCCCAGCACGTAGGCGTGCCCATCATGATGCCTATTTGATTACTAAAGGTGAGGAAATAGATGATAAGGATTTGTCCCACAAGTCGTTCTCTAAAGCTGAAAAGCGCGTAGATTTTTCCGATGTTTCAAGTAAGGCCGGGGTCCCTCGCCCAATACAGGGCTCCACCGATAAATGGAACGTCGCCGTAGGCCCTTGGTTCTTCTCGCTTAGTAAGGTACTTGCCCTAATCTGGCACAGCGGTTTCTACATATTTTACACTGCTGGTTCTAATGCTGAACAGATTGGCGCTTGGTTTGAGAGATTTGGGCATAATGCCCCCGGGTGGTGTTATTGTGATAGAGATTTTAAATGGTACGATGGTTCGCAAAGGACTGAGTTGCTTCTTCTCTTGGTGTGGGTCTACTCTCAATTCAATGGTTTCCCTACCAAATTAATATCATGGTTGCGCCGTCGAGCTATGATTGTCAAGGGTGCTACGCCTCATGGCGTGGTCTATTTAATAAAAGGAAGTCGCGCTTCTGGTGATAATGATACCATGTGCGGCAACTCTATATTGAATGGACTTGTCACCGTTTTCAATTTTATACGAGCAAATCGTGGTATTACGAGGGAAAACATTAAAGAAAAACTGGCTTTGGCTGTCCAGGGTGACGATGGTGGTA